AATGGTCAATACCATGGTGTTGCCGATATCATATCAGACGTTGCAACCATTTGTTCTGGATGAGCCAGTCAATGATCCGGGTCGAGCCATAGCTGCTCCCCTAGTCAGCTGGCCAGCGGTGTTCCCCTATAAATCAGCAAATAACGATTTCGCTACGATTACAGGTAGAGTTCTCAAAGTCGCCAACATGACTTGGCCCACCAGCAGCCTGGAACTCTACGCTACTGAATTCGTTAATTTAGTCATACCTGACAGTATGGCTGGCATAGGGATACCGCTAGACATCGACGAGGTGAAACTGATACAGAATTCACCCGCGCAGCGCATGCGCACCGCACAGGTTGAGAATCGACTGACACCATCATTAGTCGACAACCGATTGAAAGCGTTCATTAAGAGCGAAGCATATGCTGACTTCAACGACCCACGCAACATCACAACTTGCGATGCCTCATTAACCGTGCTAATGAGTTGCTTTACATACGCAATGAAACGGTCGGTGTTGTCAAACTACAGTTGGTACGGCCCCGGAGCTACGTGTACAGAATTGGCATCTCGTTTAGCCGATGTCTGCGCGATGGGGGCCATAATAACTGATTACTCGCGATTCGACGGCACCATAAGCCATTTTCTACAAGTTCATGTAGTCAAGAGAATATACATGAGATATTTTCATTTGGCCCATTCCGTCGAGTTACAACGCGAGTTTGCTTTGGTCTTTAAGAAACGCGCAACGACAAATTGCGGCTTCCGTTACGACGCAGGCTGGGGAACCCGATCCGGTTCCCCTATAACCACAGATGCAAACACCATCATTAACGCATTTGTGTGTTACGCAGCCGCGCGGCAGAATAACATTAGCATTCGTGTTGCCTGGGACAACTTGGGGCTATACTACGGCGACGATGGAGTACACCGAAATTTGCTGGGCCTACAACCCAGCTTAATTGATGTCGCTAGAAAACTGGGATTAACTATCGAAATAGGCGCCATACGCCGCGGGCAACCCGTGGCGTTTTTGGGGCGCGTTTTCGTCGACCCGTTAACGACATATGACTCCTTTCAAGATCCACGCCGATTTATGCCCAAGTTGCATTACACCACAAACCTTGACATCGATGAGAAACAGGCCCTGTACAACAAAGCCATTGGCTACATTGTTACAGACGCCAACACCCCAATACTGGGCGTGTGGGCGAGACGAATGGCCGAGTTGAGTGGCCTCACCATACCATACCGCCTATCCCGAGATGAGCTATACCGTATTGACCAAGCGTGGCCACAGGATGACCCCGACGCCATTGCTGAAGCGTTCGCCCAGGTAATGGATTGGACCCTGTCGGAGCTCAAAATCAAGGACCTTGAAATATCTGCTGCCAAACATCCCTACGACTACCCGGTAGTATGGGACAATGTCAGACAGACTAAGATAGATGTGGTGTTCGGTGGCTCTTTGATAAGAGCACCCAGGCAATGTGAAAGCCAAGAAATATGGATACATCAGGCAAAATTGAAGATGCCTTTAACTCAACCAAATCTGCCGAAACCGATCTCCAAGATAACGTCATTCGCACCAATACCAGTGACCGACCAGGAGATGTCGAGAGAAGCGCCAGTCAAGAAAAATCGACAAACCAGGCGCAAGTGGAAGCGGCCTACCAACAGTGGCGCCTCAGAGCCACAGCCGCAATCCGCACGCTCCTCGACAATACCAACGGAAGGAACAGGCGGTACGCCCACGCCGGAGCCACAGCGGCCCGGCCCGTCACAGACGAACAGATCCAGCAGACCATGACGGTCATAACGCGGGAAATGAACCTCTGAAACGACGTAGCGACCCCTGAGTTCTAACGAACAACGAATAGAGCACATCAGCCAAC